ATGCTTACGCTGCTAGGGGCGGTTACGTTTCATGGCGAGCTGCACACGCTATCACTTACCACATTAAATATGGAGAGCATTCGCGGAAAACCGTAGTGCCAAGTCTGAGAGATGAGTAATGTATATAAATTTCCTATTAAGAACACTAACGCTCATAGAATGTTTTGTGATAACTGTCTTTGCATTCTTGAGTATTGGGTTGGTGATGATGATTCTGCTTACGGTATGTGTCCGCGATGCAATCTTAGCTCCCCTGACATGGTGCAAATTGAAATTGGTGAAGATGAATGAGCGCGCTTGACGAACAGGTCGGAGGAGACCACTACAAAAAGAAAGCCATACAGCCAATAGAATACATCATGGCGAATGACTTGGACTTCTGCGAGGGAAACGTGGTTAAGTACATTACCCGCTGGAAGGATAAGGGCGGCGTTGAGTCGCTTAGAAAGATCAAGCACTACGTTGACTTTCTCATAGAGCGAGAAATAAAAAATGGCGATTAAGCGAGATGCGGCAGACAAGTGGTTCAGCGATGTGATTCGTCAAAAGGCTGGCTACCAGTGTGAACACTGCGGTAAGCAAGACGGGAGAATGGAGTGCTGCCATATCTTTGGGAGGGCTGCCAAGTCAGTAAGGTGGAGCATTGATAACGCTATCTGCATGTGTCACTACTGCCACCTAACCTTCACCGCCAACCCGCTAGACTTCACCATCTTCCTACAGAAGTACAAGGGGCAAGGCCATCTTGATATTCTCAGGGAGAAGTGGCAAGTGCTGATGCCTACGACCAAGAAGCTGAGGGCTGAGATAGCCAGTCACTACAGGGAAGAACACAAGAAGATGCTGGCCGATGATACCTACGAGCCAGTCTCATATAATTAAATTCATTTATTTGTAATAAAATGCTTTACAACGTCAAGGGAAAGAATATAATAGGCTCACATTCAACGAAACAGGGGTTACAAAATGACTATTACAAATATCGAAGCAATTATTAACGCGCAAATTTCTGACTTGGAAAAAGCATGGCAATCAAACATGAAGCGCAACGACCAAGACCGCATTAAAGGCTGCGAATTTGCAATTATAGAACTCAACATTCTTTTAAATACTTTCAAGCAAGCCGCTTAATATAAACGCCCCCTACGGGGGGCAATCAAACCAAGGGGAATAACATGAACACATTTTTAAACTTAGTAAACGCAATACCAACGCCCGCCAAGGTTGCCATTCTGGTAGCTTTGTACTTAATCGCCAGCACTATGGAGTACAACGACTGCATCAACATGGGGGTGTGCTAATGCGCTTAGATAAATTTGTAGACAAATGCTTTATTGAAAACCAGAATTGGGACGGCCATCTGATTAGCGTTTCTGATGACCTTAAAGAAGAAATCTGTTTGATGTGGCTGGCCGAACACATGTCATGGTGCGAAGATGTATTTGCCGCCTATGAGCAGGACTCTTACGAGACGCTACTGCTTGACCTATATGATAAGAGGGACGGAACATTCGCATCAAAGACAGTAATCAACGCTGCATTAAGATACGTTACAGGCGATCTGCCGATGCAGGATTACGAGGACGATTGCTTCTACAGCGTAGCCCTTGATTATTTTAAGAAAGAACTCTACACAATGTCACCGCTGGACTTTGACGAATGGTACAGAGGCGGGATATACCTTTACCTTGAAATCAGACTAAGCGAGCTAGTGATGGACGCTTACATTAAAGCAGTCAACCCAGAAGAGTTATACTAATGTTTAACTATGGCATCGACACATAAAACACATGTGACGAAAAAACAGCAATTGATCGACATAACAACTAACAAGCAGACGGGGTTAAATTATGATTAGTTTTATTTTGACTTTGGTAATTGGTGGCTTCTTACTGTATGGAGCTTACTTGATTGTGGAAGATAAACAGGCGGAGTGGGAACTAAAAAAGAAGATACGGGAAGCCAACAAGATGGCAGATCGTTTCATTAAACAGACGCAAAGCAACAATAAGAAACAAAAGTTTTAGATCGAGGTTTCCCCTGACCTTTTGAGCAGGACTAGCCCACCTGTGATCGCAACGGGCTACTATACCCAGACAGGCATAAATGATATGCAAAACAATCATTATTCAGCCAAGTTAGTAATCACTATAATGCCGCTCCAACTTAGAGAGAGGTGCAAGGTGATACTGTACGGCATAGTGGTGACAATCGTTGGCCTTCTGGCAATAGCAAAGGACGACATTAAAACAGCCCCTTAATTGGGGCTTTTTATTGGGTGCGAAAATACGGACTTCAAGTACGGTTTTACATGCAAAGTGCTGATTATGGTACATTGTCAAGATAACTGATAAACTGTTGCGGCCATTAGCAGAGATGCGGGAGGCACCATGAAGCATTTACAGATCACGCAGCGTATTTTAGACTGCGAAGAAAACGGCTGGAATGACTTGCTTGTTAAGATTGATAACATCACGCAGAGTATAATAGACTCACCCTCAGCGGTTTTTCAGATCAAGACTGCCCTTATATACTGGTGCGATGCTGTCGATATTAGACTCAACGCATTACCGCCAGACGAGGAAGAAGTGATACTGCACAACCCATCAATGAACCATGAACAAACCTTTGGAACGGAGGCTTAATGTCAGGCAGACCGCCTTGGATACCAGACGAGCATATTTGTGAGCAAGCAGAAGATATGGCTTCTCATGGATTAACCATCTCGCAAATAGCTGATTGCTTAGGCATCAGTGAACGGACTGTTTACGACAAACAGAATGAATATCCACAGTTTTTGCAGGCTATAAAAAGAGGCCGCAGCTCTGGAATGGATAAGGTGACTAATAAGCTGTTTGAAAAGGCAATGTCTGGAGACAATACCGCCATCATCTTTTATCTGAAGAATAGAGACAGAGAGAACTGGGGAGACCAGTACATTGAGCCAGTCAAAGAAATCCCACAAATCAACATTATGATCGACCCTCGTGCAATTAACCCTACCGCAGAGTGAGATATTCATTTGCCCTAGTCGCTTTGTTGCTGTTGTAGCTGGCAGGCGCTTTGGCAAGACCTTCCTATCGACCGGTAAAATACTTGAGCAAGCGGTTAAAGGGCCAAACAGAAACGTTTGGTATGTCGCCCCAACGTACGGAGCGGCTAAAGAGATCGCTTGGGATATGCTGATAGCCTCTATACCCCCAGAATACGTTTCTAAGACCAACGAGACAAGCCTAACCATACGCCTTATCAATGGCTCTGTGATCGCTTTAAAGGGCGCAGAGAAGCCAAATAACCTACGCGGACGAGCTTTGGACTTTGTTGTGCTAGATGAGTTTGCAGACATGCGGCCAGAGGCATGGAGTGAGGTGCTTAGACCTTCGCTTTCTGACCGACAAGGGGGCGCGTTATTCATTGGCACACCGAAAGGACGTAACCACTTCTACGATATATGGGCTAAGGGTTTTTACGGCGACAATGATTGGTCGAGCTTTCAGTACACAACCCTTCAGGGTGGGAACGTACCAGAGGCAGAAGTTGCTGCTGCCCGTAATGACCTAGATGAACGAACCTTTCAGCAAGAGTACGAGGCTTGGTTTGTCAACTACAGCGGTATCATTTATTATGCCTTTAATCGGGAGGAGTCTGTCAAGCGCATTGAGGATACTGGCGGCACTCTGCACGTCGGGCTAGACTTTAACATCGACCCAATGAGTGCGGTTGTTTGCTTACGTCATGGCAATGATTTGTTGGCTATAGATGAGATCGTCATGTATGGCAGCAATACAGATGAGATGGTCGCAGAGATTAAGTCAAGATACCGCGACCGACCTGTTATAATTTACCCAGACCCCGCCTCAAGGCAGCGCAAAACTAGCGCAGGAGGCAGGACGGATTTGAGCATCTTGCAGAATGCAGGCTTTGCGGTGAAATCTAAAAACAGTCACGCACTGGTCAGGGATAGAATAAATGCGGTGAATAGCAGATTGCGCTCAAGTGGCGGCGATCGCTATTTGTTTATAGACCCCAAATGCAAGCACACGATTAAGAGCCTTGAGCGACAGACGTACAAAGAGGGAACGAGCCAGCCTAACAAGGACGGCTTTGACCACATGAACGATGCCCTTGGTTACTTAGTTGAATACCTGTTCCCATTGAGAACAGATTACAAGATTGAACAGCCGACAAGGTGGAGTTAATGAGAAGCACAGATATTGATTACACGCACCCAGAATACGATCGCAACAAAGATCGCTGGGAGTTCTACCTTCGCTCTTACATGGGTGGAGAAGATTACAAGGACGGAGCGTACCTAACCCGCTACGTCAACGAAGATAAAGACGAATACAATCGCCGGTTAGACCTGACCCCGATGGACAACCACTGCAAGAACATCGTCCACATCTACAGTTCTTTCTTGTGGCGCGTTCCCCCAGTTCGACAGTTTAACTCTCTGGCAAACAACCCTGCCTTGGAGAACTTCCTAAAAGACGCTGACCTTGATGGCAAGAGCTTCAATACGTTCATGCGTGAATCTCAGGTTTGGGCTTCTGTATATGGCGGCGTATGGCTAATGATTGACAAGCCAAAGTCTAACGCTGGCACACGAGCGGAGGAACTTGCTCAGGACATCAGGCCGTATGTAAACCTGTTTACCCCTGAGAACGTGTTCGACTGGAAGTACGAGCGTACTGCGTCTGGCAGGTTTAAGCTGGTCTATCTGAAGGTGCGTGAGTCTATCGAAGAAGTCACCGACACAGAGAAGGAAACGTACTACCGCATCTGGACTGAAGAAACTATTGAAAGCTGGAAGTCTCTTAACGAGGTCGATCAGTTTATTGAGACTGTACCCAATCCACTAGGCCGTATACCCGCTGTATTCGTCCCTGCTCAACGATCTGTTGTGAGGGGTATTGGTATCAGTGACCTGTCAGATGTCGCTTACATGCAAAAAGCCATTTATCAGGAGCTGTCTGAGATTGAACAACTGATTCGTATATCGAACCACCCTACTCTGGTTAAGACCTACAGCACCGATGCAAGTGCAGGGGCTGGTTCTGTTATCAATATGCCTGACGATCTTGATGGCAATATGAAGCCTTACCAGATGCAGCCAAGCGGTCAGAACTTGGACGCTGTACG